CTACGCTATTGTCGTCAAAGTTATCGGTCAGTGACGATATTGCCGGAAACACCTCATAGAGAGGCACGAGCAAGAATATGGGGTTGGTGTTCGTCCATGTGGTAGACGTACACGTATCACTGGTAACTTTTGCAATGCGTGTTTGAACATGCTGTGCAACCTCCGTTGCGGCGGTACCCGATCCAGTACGCAAGTCAAAACGCTCTGTGTAGTCAGCGTCGGCGGTCTTCGTGTTGTCGTTACCCTCTGAACCACCTGCGCCGACAAGCAAGTACTCGCGTAATGGAAGTGAGGATACCGACGCACTGATCGCACCTTGCCCAACACCGACCGTTTCTTTTGCAATGGTACTGGTAGAAGCTTTTGTCGCTTCAAAAATACTGATGATCTTGTTCGTGACCGCACTTGATGTAGTAAGTGTGATTGTGTTGCCTGTTCCGATCTGTGTCGTGATAACTGCCCACCACACAGAGTGCGTTACGCCGTCCGCGGCAGCGCCGTCACTGTCCGTATACTCTGCCGCTTTCGTCCACGTGTTGCCCTGCGAGTCCGCAAGTGAGTGGCGTGTACTTGCACCATCTGAGGTCGCGGTACTGTCGTTGTCCGTGGTACACACAACCACAACAACTTTCCCTACGGTAAGGTTAGCGGAAGGCGACACCGCAATAGTGGTGTCGCTCACCTTCTCCGTGAGGGAACCTCTTGCTGTGATTGCAGAAAACGCCATGAATTATACGCCGTATAGCGATAGATCAATACTGTCAGTGTTGCTAAACACCATTCGATCGTCCGGTAGCATGAACATGTACGATGCTACTCCGTCCACCTTCGTACCGAATACAAATACTCGATGGAAGTGACTCTGGTCGTAATGCGGCTTGATGTTCCGGTAGAAAAAGAAGATTTGACCTTTCTCCGGCTTCGGAATGTCGATGCGCTTACCCATGTTGTCACTCTGATAGATCGACAAGTACTTCAACTTCTCCATCTCGATCTCTGCAAAACGGTGGAAGTACCCTGCCTCGTCGAACTGATGAAGCTCAGAACCGTCTTCGTACAAAGCACCCCATACCCAACGTTCTACAGGAACTTCCTCGTCTTTACCTTCACCTACATACGTCCAAACCCTTCTCGATATCCGTTCTTTTATTTTTGAGTCCATATTTTGTGCTTAAAATTACAATATCCGCCCATTGAGAGCGGATACTGGTGCATTGTATTGCTAGTTTTCCGCTCATTGTATTGAGCTATTTGGTTTTACTTTCGAACCTCGCCGCGTTCAAGTGCTCGTGCCGAGATCTTTGAAGCGTTGCCTCCGGTGAGAGCGTCCTGATGCTCTAGCTCCGTTGGTTTGTGCTCAGTCTTGTCACAGACGTGATCGAGGTACTTTTTCTCACTTGAGAACGACGTTTCACATGAACCACACACGTGCGAAGCCATACTAAGCGGTTTCGTCGTATTGGTAATTCATCGTGCTCGTGCTACCTGCGGTATCAGCACCGTTCGTGATGATTTGGTGTCCAAGATAGTCAGAATATCCTGCACCAGTCAACGAACCAGTCAACGAACCACCAATACCCAAGTTTGCGGTACCCGGCTCAGACGTTGGCATTGTCTGGTCGCAACCAGACACCGCAGACGTTACCGGAGTAGCATACGTAAGTGCACCAGCATACGCAGATGTGCGTGCGTTCGTGACATGAGTTGCCGAACCGCCAAGCGCACCAGTACGCCACACTTTAAGGTTGTCGATTTTACTCGATCCACCCATAGCCGTGACGTGAAACCTTTGGTACTTGATGTACGTTCGGTTTCCGGGCGTTATCGGACTTGCAACGGGGTCAACCGTAGCAGAGTCCGCGTTACCCATGTCAGAATCGGCAATGTTGTGCGTAATTGTTTCACCAGCACCATTGCTTTCGCAGATTTCTACTGTTGCTGCCATAATCCTTGATCGTTAGACTGATAATTACGCAACCTCAAATGCAATCTCAACAAATGCCTCACCTGCACCGGAACTTACAATCGTAAGAGGACCAGCAGCAGCAATCGCACCGTTCGCAATGCTCGTAGCACCTACAAGAGCTCCTGCGCTCGTACCTTTGGCAATGGTTGCAATAGTATTGCCGTCTGTAGCTACCGTAATATTGCTTGCCGTAGCGTCTTTCGCAGTCAAACGTACATGCTTCACAATGAGGTCACAAGGGACACCACCAGCACCGAATACGTCGACCGGAGTCGTGTTGTTTGTAGCAACAGTAACCGTGAAGTAACCCTTACCAGTATTTAGCTTCGCGCCACTGATAGAACCTGCAGCAATTTCTGATGCCGTAACATCACCCATAAGGTTGAAGTTTGCTGCTGCGGACGTACCTATGTTTTCGTACAGTGCTTTCACACCTGCACCAGCGTCGGTCTTAGCAAAGATACAACCCTTTGCATATCCTGCACCAGTAGGCACCGAAGTACCTCGCGCAAGAAGCACAAGGTCGCTACTGTCTGAAAAAAGAACAGTAACGGCGGTTGCTCCAACGGTACGCGAATCACCATTGATTTGCAGTACATTTCGTACAATCAAATTTCGAAGTTTGCTCATAACTTTTCACAAGTTTAAGCGAATAAACACTAGATCACCGATACCAACTCGTCGAGAATCTCTCCTGAATTGCGGTAGTTTCCTTCCTCATCCATGACAGACACCTTAAGCTGATCTGCGATTTCGTGGACAATTTTATCGGGAACTGACCCAATAAACTTGCGTACATACTTAGGGCTGGACGCGTCGAGGCGTGCAATACCCTTGTCGGCGACATACAAACCGCGTGCCAAGATCTCAGAATCGCTCACATACGTGTCAACATACACAACGTAGTAGATCGACTTGTCCTTTGCACCTGATGCCGATACTCCTTCTCCTGCCGGAGCGGTACGACGTGATGCTGCTGGCTTACTGGTCTTCTTGGCTGTTCCTTTCTTTGCCATATAAGTATCTAGTTACTTGGTCAATAAAAGTGGCTTAGAGGGGCTTCACGCCCCTCTTTCGCCACAACACACTAGGTGGTGAGTCCGGTAATCAGATAGTGAGACTGTCCAAGACCTTCGAGCGCAAGACCGAACTTGCCCTGAATCGTCTTAGCAATCTGACGGCTGTTTGTAGGCGGTTCGTCTACAAGTTTCAGCTCGTCGTTCACCTTCCAACCCTTCGTGAGCTTTCGGGTGTCAACTACTGCAACCTGATCGTCCGGCATGTCGATGTCTACAATCACAGGAATTGCACCAACACCATCTGCAAGGTACGTGTCGACGACACGACCAGTCTGACGATCGGTGACTTGCTGCGTAAGGTTGTCAGCAGTCGTAAGACCGTTGAACACACGCTTGTTCGCAACTGACATGATGATCGCGTTCGGCTTGCCTCCTTCTGCGCGGATAGCATCGATTGCGGTATCAAGCACAGTAAGGGTGAAAGCACCTGCAACGTTTGCCTTGAGTCCGTCTGACAGACCGAGCCAAGTGAGAAGACCGCGAGTCATGCCCGGCTTACTCTTAGACCCTTGTACGGCGACACCGAAGATAGCGGTTCGTGCAAGGTCTTGCTTCACACGACGCATTGCCTCGTCCTGCAAGTCATCAATGGTTCGACCAGTCTTACGAAGTTGATCGAGATCTTCCTTCGTGAGCTCGATCTTCTCCTCGACGAGCTGGCAGTAGTTGGTGTATACGTCAGTGCCTTCTGCGAACGCCTCAATGTTGACAGTACCTTCAATGTTGGCATTACCGATGACCTTCACGGTAGACGATGCACCAGTTGCGGTACCGGATGTTTCACCAGCACCACGCTCGTACACGTCGATGGTGTTACCAGTGCGGTCAAGAGACTTGACGACAACGATTTCACCAGTGCCTTCAATAAGAAGAACGTCACCAACGGTTATCTTCACGATATCCGATGCGCCAACAGGGAGCGCGGTGGTGTCGTTGTTTGTGTCCCAATCGGTACCTGCACCACCACGTGTGACCGTGAACTGTGGCTTGGTGTACTGACGCTTGAGAATCTCAAAGTCGTCGGTAGTGATAGGACGGGAGCGTGCACCGAACAGCTCCCATACTTTGCCGAACTCATCAGAGTCTTCCGGCGTAAGACGCTTCTCGATCGCAAGCACCTCGGGGTCGAGGATGCTATTTGCGTCGTCAAGCGTGTAGTGGAGTCCTAGATCCATACTTAACAATGTTACTTGAATAAATTACTGAGCTTTCGCTGCTCGTATCTTCTTAATGAGCTTAGCTACTTCGCTCATACGTGCCTGTTCAGTTGGTGTGAGGTTGTCCTTCTTTGCGAGAACGGACAATTCCTCTGTCAATCTCCCTTCTTCGTCGAGAGGTGGAGTGTCCTCATGTGGGGGGACACCGCTACCCTTCTTCTTGACGAGAGATACTCCAAGGAACTCAGCATTTTTCCGTATATAGTCGACCTGTTTGATTGCGGAAGTTTCGGGGACAAGACCTCTGCGGTCTTCGGGAATCTGTGAAAGCATCTCATCGCGAATCTCGTTGATAGCACCTTTGTACTTACCAAGAATCGCTTCTGCCTCATCCTTCTCCTGCTTTGCTTTCCTAGCCCGATCTTCGGCTTCCTTTGCGAGTGTTTGAAACTCTCCATTCTTCCGAAGTGCCTCCTGGCGTTCCTGATCCTCCTTTTCGGCACGTTCTGCTGCTTCGTCTTCGAGACGCTTTTTCTCAGCGAGCATCCTTGCAACCTCTGGATTCTCTTTTGCAAGATCTTCAAGAGACTTGCCGGGTGCTGGTGGAGTGTCCTCAACGTAAGGAACTGGTTTGCCTTCCGAATCTAGTAATGCTTTCGTCGCATCACTCGGGTCGATCTTGTACTTAATCCCGTCGATAACTATATACTTCATATCTTCGTAGTTTTATACACGTTTTATTAAACGTCTTGGGCTTGCAACCAAGAAGACTGATGTTCCTCCGAGGAGCCGAATCAGTGGTCGGAATCTACTTACTGCAAGTATAGCGCACAACACAACACGAACGCAACGAGTAAAGGTGGAATATCCACAGCTATTCCTCGATGAGATCCGGTCGCGGTAGCAACGTATGCCTACAGTAAGGATGATACGGGGGCTGTCTGTCCAGCTTTGGGTACTTCTCACTCTGTCCACTCAAGCTGTAGATTTTACCTTCGAACGGTACACATACCTTGCACGCGCCGGGATGCGTACTGACCTGAGCAATGTCTACACCATACTCTATGAGTCGAGCAATGACACCTTCGTTAGCCGAACGCATGATGTGAGTGCGAGCGAGCATTTCCGAGTACCTGCTGATAGTCCACTGGTTGCCTCCTCGATCTATCAAAACAGAGAACCCTTGATCGCCAATAAGCTCCTTGATCTCCTTTGCGATGTCGCGCATTGAAGCTCCGGTGATTTGACCTGCAATCTGCTGTGCGCGTATCTGACGCTTGAGAGCTTCGTTCAACTGATGCTCTGCGCCTTTGATGATTCCATTCATACCATTCGCAAAGTCCAAATACGCATCGGATATCAATGCGTTCACAGCATCCTTCTGAACACTCAACTGGTCTATCTGTCGTATCTTCTCAGAAGTCCAAAGTGAGAGTAGAGCATTGTTGCCTTCGTCCTGTGCTGGTTTTACGTGCAGCTTTTTTAGATCCGCGTACATAACGTTGCCACCCTCTGCATACGAGTCAACCACTGCGGTCACAAGCCAGTCTTTGATTTCCTTATCGCTTGCTTTCACAATGCGCCGGATGCTCGCAATGTGCATGTTCTTTTTTGCGACATCCAACTGAGACGAGATGGCTTTGAGAACCTCAGCACGTGTCTGTTCGTCGAGCTTCGTGACTATACGCAAAAGACCATCGATATCTGAGCCGTCGATGATCTTCTGCATTACCTCGCGTTTGTTTGCTTCAATGATGGTCATGTTAGAAAAGATCCACAAACTTCTTAGCGAGTCCTGTAGCAACTACGAGAGAGAACACAGTAAGGCAGACGTATGCGAGTACGTACAAATACGCTCTACCAAACACCTTCCAATTCACACGCTTCAAGTGTTCCTCTAGAACCTTAGCGTTTGACTCGATGCGAGCAGGAATCGGCTCGCGGTGCATTTTGTTTGTTTCAGGAAACCTCATATATCTACTTACTTTTGTAACAAGAGACAACGTCGCGCTTCCTTGTCCTCTGGTAATTGTATTCTCTTATTCATAGTGGAGATGTGGGGAATCGAACCCCAGTGTTACGCTACCTTCTAAAAACGTCTACGAGCATAGTCTATCAGACGGACAGACACGTTTGTGTTTTTTCAGCCCCCTGAAATAGCACTCGTCTTCTATTCACTCATTGCTTCGGCATTTGTATACCAATCACATGAACGACTGCCGATACCTTTCATGTGACCGCCGTCTACGCAAGAGCTTCGATCGTTTTGAGATCAGCTACCCGAGGGTAGAACGGAGAGACAATGTTTTTGTCTGCACGTATTTTTCGCCACACGTTAAGCATGTGTGACCGTTGCTGCTCGCAGTCTCTAAAAGAACAACGTAATCGAAACCGATCATCCCCAATCCCGCTCTAATTATACACCTTTATCGTACTCTGCTTCAACACCATCAACGTCTACACCGATTGCTTTCAGCACCTCACGGTCGTACATAGGAAGTCCGATAGTCTCGCCTATCTGTACACCTTCTTCAACCAGTTCCGGATTA